ATAGCAGGGTTTGTTAAAGTTTGGTCTTGGTCAGCATCTGAGTTTCCTGACAAATGAAGTCCATTTACAATGTCAAATGTCTGTTCATTTTCATAATACAATTCATCATTTGCATCTAATGGCTCAGTTTCAAAAATAGTTAAAGTAGATGCTCTTTCTACTTGAAGATTAATGCTAGCATAAGAATTTCTTGGTCTAAAACCACCACATCTAGGAGTTCCTGATTGATAGCAAAATCTTAAAGGCGATGTTGGAGTAGCTTGCTGAAATCCTACATAACTATTACCTGTTGTTGCTAATCGATCCTCAAAAATCTTTATATCATCATACTGAATTTGATTATTTTGAGCATCATCATCACTACCTGATGAAATTCCATTTGTAAAATCAATATTATCTCCTAACACCCAATCATGTAAACTATCATAATCATTTGAAGATATAAATTTTTTGCTCCAATCATAATATCTACTTCCACATCCTCCACCTCGACTATATCTAGTAGCATTAATGGTTATCTCTATAAGAGAACCTGCTGGAACAGTCCATGGAATATAGTCCCCAGGATTATCCTCATCTTCAATAGAGCATGAAACATTAACTAAAGGCTTATCTCTGCTGCCTCCATCACTAGACTCTTCTATTCTAGAATTTGGCGGTTTATTTGCCGCAAAGTTAGAGGGCTTTACTAACATGTAAGTCCCTGTTGGCTGACCACATTCTTGTGATCCTGGCAAAATATCTCCGTCAATATTTTTTTCACAAAGAAAATCTTTAGCCTCAGATCCAAAACCTAAAACTTTTGTTGTAGCGCAATTTAAAACAGGGCCATTTGTATCTGCTTTGATGTATAACACATCGTTATCTTTTACCTTGTCCCTATTGTCTCCCTGAAGCAAATAGTAAGCGTCTCCTGTCTCTTCTTCTCTAAAGAATATATTGCTGTATATTGTTCTGTAAAGTCCCTTAGACTCTTTAATTACGAATTTATATTTTGTAGCCCAATAAGGAGGGTAGCTATTCATTTGAACCCTAATACTGTTTTTGTCAACTGAATTAAAGCAGGGAATAAAAATAGTATTATCTCTATCAACTAGGGCAGTACTACTTCTTCCATAGTCATCCATATATACAACACCTATTTCATAATCTCTGTTACTGTGTAAACTTTGCTTTGATCCATCTAATGCATAAAAACCTTCTGCAGAAACACAGCTTATATATTCATAAGCAAAATTTCCTAATGGAGCTGGAGGCTGTACTGTTTGGTCATATTCTTCAAATTTTAATGCAGGCGCAATAAATGAAATTACATCACTTCCAAAAGAAGATTCAATAATAAACCCCTGAGGTGTTCCACTTATTCCAAAACCAACTTTTTCCCAGTTTTGTTTAGCTACTGACGAACAAATAAACGAATCAGTAACAGACGTTCCTGTTTCTGTTCCTCCTGAAATAGGAATACAAGTGTTATTAGCTATAGGAATAAAAGAACTAACAGCATTAATAAATTCTGGGCTAGTAGCCATTTCATGAACGCTACCAAAATCTGTTTGAAGATTAAATATGAAATTATATTGAAAAATGTTCTCTGGTTGACTTTGATCGTCATATGATGGGTCTCCACTATAAACAGATCCATTGTAATCAAAATCAATTCCAATTTGCGCTCCTTCAACTAACTGTATATTATCGCCTCCAAAATCAATTGATACTTTTGAATTTACAACATTAACAGCTCCGTCAATAGTGTATTGAAAACCTTCTCTATCTCCTGCTATACTATCAGATTCTTGAAGCTCAGATATAAGTTGTAAATCATAATCAAGGTAAATAGAAGCTCCATCTTTATCGACTATGTCGTAACCATCAATGTAATTACCGTACATCAATCTATTTCCCATAATAGTTTGTGCTTGAGCAACTCTAGGAACATTGTCAAACAATCTTAATAATTGAGCTTCAGGTAATGTTGTAAATATTTTTTGATTTGTAAAAGTTATTGTTTGATCTGTACTGTCTAACCAACCCTCATTTTCTTTATTAAATCTTTCAACAACATTTATGCTTTGACTAGTGCTAAATTTAAATAAAACATCTAAATCTTTTACATTTCTACCTCCAGTGTCAAAAGTTACTTTTACTGAATTAAATATATTTCTCATCCCTTCTTGATTATAATTGCTATAATCAAATCGAAAAGGACCAGGTGTAAAAGCATATTCGCTAAATGGAGACATCGCTGAGTACTCACCATCTTCATATTGCCATCTATAGGCAAAACTAAGTAGTATTTCCTCCATAAAGTTCTCTCCCCCACCTATTTGAAATTGTTCTATTTCAGGTGCGTTTAATGGTGGAGCGACAATAACTCCAATATCTTGCTCTGTTATTTGGTCAATTGTTGTACCAGGGTCTGGATTTAGATAAGTTCTTTCAACATTTATCTTTCTAGGAGCATTTAAGTTGTCTGTAAAAAATAAAAATTCACCTATTAAGTTTATTCCATTAACTAAAAAGTCTTTGTCAAAATTTAAAATTGAAGTAGAAATTACATGATAATCTAAAACAAATGTTCTTGTATTATATGATGTTATTAAATCTACTTTACCTGTTGAAGAAACAGGGTTAGATTCATCACTAACAAACCAATATATTGTTTCATTTGCCCCATCTTCATAAGCTCCAATACATTTAGCACCAGAACTTAATGGCTGACCATTAAAATTAAGTTGAGCAATTAAATCGTTACCTTTTGAATTTTCAACAGCTCCTATTTCAGTGCCTTCTGTAGAACCCAATCTAACATTTAAAGCATCAATGTATTCACCTTGAGGTACAAGGCGCTCATCAACACTTTTATTCATTCTCCCTTTTATGAAATTTTTTGAAATATTAGGCATATTATTTTATCCATTTATTTTGACCCCTTAAATTCATTAATAATCTACTAGGGTGTATATTGCTTAATCTTAATTTTGCATTTCTTAAAAGAGCTGATTTTTCTTTTTTAAGTCTAGTTACTATATATTCTTGAACTCCAATCTTATTGTTTAATATTGTGTATCTCATATATGCGTAAACAAATTCTTCAAACAGTTTATTTACACTAATTAAAGAGTCATCTCCTTTTTCCATTCCATCTGAAACATATTCCAAAACACAAAGCTCATCTGCCATGTCTGAGCTGAAATTAATAACTCCACCTGATTTATTTATACTAAACGTAGGGTTTTGATTAGCAGTCTCTGTGTTAAGTCCATATCTTCCACCTATTGGATATTCAAAATACCATACACCGTTAGAAAAATAACCTTCTTGTCCGTTATAAGGGCTTTGCTGGTTTAAATATATTGATTTTTTACCTCCTGTAATTCTTTGTAAATCTATTGTAGAAGTAGAAGGTTTAAGTATATTCCCATCATGATCAAATAATATTCTACAATTATTGTCCTGCAAATAAGCATCACTCCAATTTGTTTGAATATTTTCACTAAGAGGCATTAGTGTACCATTCTTGTACAAAGATATTCTTACCCAATTTACATAATCAGAAGGCAACACAAATCTTAATGTGTCACATACTTGTAATTCAAGTATTTTTATTTCTTTTAAAGAATCGTAATTTAATTCTTGTATAGCTCTTTTTGCGTGAAAAAGTATATTATATCTTTCAACATTATTTATAAGTTTATCGTTACCAACATACATCAACATGAAGTTGTTTACAATATCCTCTAATGGTATATATTGATATGAACCCCAATTCTCATCTTCTGTGTTTGGGTTTCCTGTATTCTCGTAGTAAGTATAATCGTTTATATATGCCATAATTATTGTCCTTCTTGGTTATTTGCTTCCTGTTCTTCTACTTTCCCAAATTTAGCTACATCCATCTCTCTAACTGAAACCCCTGCATACTGAAGTATTTTGTTTATCAAGTTTGTCTCATCTGAAGCAGGTAGCTCAAAATCTTGGTAATCCGCAGCTGTCTCATCAAACGATGGCTCACCTCCAGGGAATTGAGCATATGTCCAATTAGGATCATTGGGGTATCTTACATATTGAGAAACAACTGTTCCTGTGTTGTTTATTGATTCAGGATAAACTGTAATTGTGTTTCCTGTATTTATATTATTTGCACCACCTAAAACATAAGCTGGATAGATTAAACTTGGAGATGTAAGATGTGAAGAGTTTAAATAAAATATTTTATTTTGAGAAACTCTTTCTATTTCTTTTATTCCTTTTGTACTTGAAATAGAATAAGAAGAACCTACATATCCTCCTGTAAAAAAATCATTAGTTGATATTGTCAATTGAGTCTCACTATCTACACTTACTACAAAAGCACTTCCTCCAGAATATAACTCTCCTCCTGTAGTATTTACTATTAACTGACCTGCAGCTACTTGACCTCCAGATACAAAATTTGCAGAAGTATCTATTAAAGTGTTTCCTATCGAACCAAAAGTTAATGTACCTGTTGCTGTGATATTTGGATAATAGTTTATTTTATCTATTAAATAGTAATCATTAGGTAAATCAAATAAATTTATACCTACATTAATTAATCCTTTAGTAGAAGAAAAACTATCTATTACTTCAATTAAACCTTTTACTAGATCAGCATATTCGCTTCCAGAAATTCTTTTGTTTTGTTTTACTATCTGTGAATTATATTGATAGAAGTAATCTTCAAATAAATCTAACTGTGCTTGTTTTGCGTATAGGTTGAAATCATTTGGAGTAATATATCCAAAATTATTTTTATTTACAATAGAAAGAACAGTTGCTCTAACTGTATTTATTAATGATGCCATTCTTTATTTTTCT